GCCAAATTTTTACAGCTCCAAAATAAACATTCAGAGATTGCGAATATGGGAAGGACTAGAACACCAGAGGCTTTACGCGAAATTAGAGGGATGGATAAAAACCATTCAGGCAGAAAAAACCCAGATGAGCCAGGTATAGTTAACGGAGTTGGTCAAGCTCCAAATCATTTTGATGAAGGCCATCAAAATATATGGGATGAGATCGTAGGCATTAGTTACCAGGGTGTTTTGGGTGATGCTGACAGAGTGAGCCTAGAAATTATGTGTAAGCTTATGTATCGGTTTCGCTGGGGTACTCCTGATGAAGATAGTGGCACTATTCCCTTGTCTGGCGTTGAGCTAAATAAACTTTGTGGATTGCTTTCAGAGTTTGGCATGACTCCATCATCGCGATCAAAAATTGTAGTTCCTAAACAGAAGCCAAAAGGCGGCTTTGCTAGTTTGTGAGCTATCCCAGTGTAGGCAAGGCTAACCAATACGCTCAAGATATTAAAACGGGCAAGATACCCGCGTGTAAGTGGGTAATACTTGCATGTAAAAAGCATCTTGACGAGCTTAGACAGTCAAAGAAAAAGAACTTTCCTTATTATTTTGACGAGAACGCAGCCGAAAGGGTATGTAAATTTGTGCAAATGATGCCGCACACTAAAGGAAAGTGGGCGCGCAAGAGCATGAAGTTAGAGCTTGAGCCGTGGCAATGCTTTTTTATTTGCAATGTTTTTGGCTGGAAGCGCAAGAGTGACGACCTGAGACGCTATAGAACTGCTGAATTATACGTTCCAAGGAAGAACGGTAAGAGCGCCTTGGCTGCTGCAATTGGTTTATATATGCTTTCTGCTGATAACGAGTATGGAGCGGAGGTATACAGTGGGGCGACAAGTGAGAAGCAAGCCTATGAAGTATTCAAGCCTGCAAAGCTTATGGCTGATAAAACCGAGGACTTCAAGAGCTTCTACGGTGTTGACGTGTTCGCCTCGAATATATCAATACTAGATAACGGGTCAAAATTCGAACCGATCATTGGCGATCCTGGCGATGGGTCAAGCCCTAGCTGCGCAATTGTTGACGAGTACCACGAACACAAAGACGATAGAATGCTTGATACGATGGTAACGGGCATGGGAGCGCGTGAACAGCCACTATTGCTAATGATTACAACGGCAGGTGATAACATGGCCGGCCCTTGCTTCTCAATGCAGACAGATGCGCAGAAAATATTAGAAGGATCGATAGAGAATAATGAAGTTTTCGCACTGATATACACTGTTGATATAGGTGATGACTGGACAAAAGAGGAAACTTTACGCAAAGCTAACCCTAATTACGGGGTGTCTGTAGATGGTGAGTTCCTTAATTCGCGCCTAACAGACGCTAAAAACAATGCAAGAAAGCAGTCTACCTATCAAACTAAGCATCTTAATATATGGGTTGGAGCAAGGGAGGCTTATTTTAATGTAGATAAGTGGCGGCAATGCGCAGACGAGAAGCAAACTCTTGACGACTATGAAGGGCAGTCTATTTATATCGGGCTTGATCTTGCATCTAAGGTTGATATAGCGGCGCTAGAGGTTTTGATTCCTTTGGGCATGGGGGAGTATGCGAGGTTTGGAAAATACTACTTGCCAGAGGCGGCACTTGAAACAGGAATAAACGAACACTATCACGGGTGGATGCGTGACGGGTTGCTTACCATAACAGATGGTGAGATAATAGATTTTAATGTAATAAAAAATGATATCCTTGAATTATCAAGTAAGTTTCAGTTGGAAGAGGTGGCATACGATCCTTTCCAAGCTACCATGTTAGTAACTGAGCTTATGAACGAGGGTGTTCCGGTCGTTGAGATGCGGCCAACAGTGCTAAATTTTAGCGAGCCTATGAAATATCTAGATGGTATTATCAGGGCTGGCAGTATACAACATAATAATGACCCTGTTATGACATGGATGATATCTAATGTCGTGGCTAAAATGGATGCAAAAGATAATGTTTACCCGCGCAAAGAGCGAGACGAGAACAAAATCGACGGGGTTGTTGCTTTGATTATGGCGCTAGGTCGTTGTATGAATGATAACCAGCCTGATATCGGGGCAGCAATAGCTAACATTATATCGGTTGATCTATGAGCAATTTTATAACGCGCTGGTTTTCAAGTGTTACAGGTGTAGAGCGCACAGAAGGCGAGCAGCTACCTACGCCTATGCAGTACTCGCAACAATCGGCGGCTACTGTTACATTCGACACCGCAATGACGCAAAGCGCGTTTTGGTCTTGTGTTAAGTTACTAGCCGAAACAGTAGCGGCAATGCCTTTGCAATCTTTTGTGATGGATGGCGATACAAAAGAAGAAGACACTAGTTATCAGTTGTGGCGTTTACTTAATTACCAGCCAAACAGATATCAAACTAGAAATGAATTCTTTGAAAGCTTAATGCTTAACTTAACAACTGATGGTAATTGCTACTGTAAGATTGGGCGCGGCATTGATGGTGAGATAATAAGCCTTATCCCTATTATGTCAGCTCAAACTAGAAAATTTTTGCTTGATGATGGTGATGTAGTTTATGAGTATACAAATGCATCAGGAGATATAGAGATACTTTCTGATGTATCGGTGTGGCATGTTAACTTATTTGGCAATGGTCTAATCGGTTTATCGCCTCTGGCGTATGCTAGGCAGTCAATAGGTATTGCGGTTGCTATAGATAATAGAGTTTCTACGCTTGCAAGTAACGGCGGCAAGACCTCTGGCATACTAACAATTGACAATGTTTTAACTGATGAGCAGAGAAAGCAAGTTAAAAAAGAATATACAGGCCTTACAGAGGGCGGGAATGATAAGCTTTTTGTTCTTGAAGCTGGATTTAATTACCAGCAAACAAGCTTAAGCCCTGCTGATATTCAGATGCTAGAGAACCGGCGTTTTCAGGTTGAAGATATTTGCAGGTTTCTTGGCGTTCCATCTGTACTAGTTAATGATACGTCAGGTACAACGGCGTGGGGTTCTGGTATAGAGCAGATAGTTTCAGGTTGGTATAAGTTAGGGCTTAGGCCGTATTTAGAGCGATTCGAGGCTAGTATTAAGCGGCATTTAATGCCCTCTAGTGACTGGGATGAGCGAAATATAAAGTTTAACTTTGACTCATTGCTTAGAGCTGATCAAGAAACACGCTTTAAAACACTAAAAGAAGGCGTGAACGCTGGTATAATTACGCCAAACGAGGCTAGAAAATCAGAGGGGCTAACCTCCAAAAAGGGCGGCGACGACATATTTTTAAATGGGACAATGCAGGTAGCCGGCAGCGGGGGCGAAGATGGAAACGAAATTATTCAATGATGGCTTAAAAGAGCTAAAATTTAGCGTCAATGAAGCTGGTGTTACCTTGATAAAAGGTTATGCAAGCGTATTTAACGGTGTTGATACCTATGGTGATACAATTATCCCTGGGGCATATGAAAAAACATTAGTTGATCGTGAGCGTCCTATATTAATGCGTTGGAATCACTTCGGGCCGATTATTGGCAAGTGGTCAGTATTCCAAGAGGATGAGAAGGGGCTATATGTTGAGGGGGAGTTAACTCCAGGGCACTCGGTTGCTAATGATGCAGCGGCAAGCCTTAAACATGGGGCTGTTGATGGGTTGAGTATTGGCTTTATGGTTAAAGAGGCTGATGAGTCAGGCCCATTAAGAAAATTAAAAGAAATTGACCTAATAGAGATTAGTGTAGTGGAAGATCCGGCAGACAATCAGGCTCGGATTGCGCAAGTCAAATGTGCTTTACAGGAATGTAAATCACTAAAAGAAGTTGAAAGCTTGATCAGGGCGCAATTCAAGCTTTCACAAACAGAAGCTACAGCGATTGTAGCATCTGTTAAACGTGTCGTTCACTGTGATAGTGAGAAGGCAGACAATATTAGCGCCATGTTTGACAAATTAAAACTATCATAGAGAGAAATATATTATGTCTAATATAGATGAAGCACTAGCAGCGGGCTTTAAAAGCCTAGAAGGTCAAATTACAGAGAAGTTTGATAATGCCAATGCCGCAGCATTGAAAGGCGAAGAGGTGCAAAAAAAGCACACTGCCGATCTTGAAGCGATGGGTAAAGACTTTGACGATATGAAAAAAGATATGCAGAAGGCTACTGATAGCCTGACCTCTATCCAGCAAAAAGGTATTAAGCTAGATCAAGGTGAAGCACCTAAGACAATGGGTCAAGCTTTCACAGAGTCTAGCCAGTTCGCAGATTTCAAGAGCGGCAAAAATACCAAGTGTTCAATGGAGTTTAAAAATACCATTATTGGTGAAGGCGGCAGCCCTCAAAACCCAACTGATACCATTGTGCAGCGTGATGATCGCCCTGGTATTATCGGCGGTGCTTTCCGTCAATTGCGTATTATGGATGCTATCCCACAAGGATCAACAGCATCAAACACTATTCACTATACCCGTGAATTACTGTTTACTAATAACGCTGCTGAAACTTCTGAAGGGTCAACCAAGCCAGAGTCGGTATTGACGTTTGAAGCGGTTGATGAGCCAGTGCGCACTATCCCGCACTTCATTAAAGCATCTAAACAGGTGCTAGATGATGCGCCCATGCTGCAATCCTACATTGATTTGCGTATGCGTTATGGTGTTAACTTGCGAGTTGAGCAGCAAATTATTGCTGGTAATGGTACGTCACCTAATCTGTCAGGTATTACCACGACAGGCAATCATACTGATGCAACAGTAGTTTCAGCAGATAATAACTTTGATCTTGCTAACCGCATGAAATATCAAGTTATTGCGGCTGATTATAACCCTGATTACTACATGATTAACCCTGCTGACTGGGGCACTCTTGAGCGCTTAAAAGTTGGTACTGGTGATGATCGTTATGTAGGTGCAGATGGTGCAGTTGGTTACATTAACGGCGGTTTAATTCCTACCTTATGGGGCTTGCCGGTTGTTATTAGTAACTCGGTGACTTCAGGCACTATTATTTGTATGGCAAGCGATGCGACTATGTTTTGGAACCGTCAAGCTACTACTGTTGAGATTTTCGACCAAAACCAAGATGACGTTGAAAAGAACTTGCTTACAATTCGTGCAGAAGCGCGTGGTGCGTTCGGTGTATTCCGTCCTGCTGCTGTAATTGTTGGTAGTCTTACTTAAATAAATGGGGGCTTTGCCCCCTTTTTACAGGTGATGTTATGAACGTAGTTGCTAAGAAAAACTTTTCAAGCTTAACGCATGGCAATGTATCTATTGGTGATACGTTGAAAAACTTATCTGTTGATATGACTAGACAGCTTTTAGAGTGGGATATGATAGAAGAGGTTGAGATTGATGAAATAAAAAAGCCTCAACAGTCGTTATCATCGCAAGCGGCCCCAGTCTTACCAAAAAACAATGTAGATTTATCGGAAAAAACCGAAGAAAATGCACAATTATTGCAGTCAATACCAGCTTTAGAGCCACAAAGCCCCATATTGTATACGGATGCGACAGAAGATGGTGGAAGCAATACCATCTAGAAGTAGATAGCAAGTTTGAAAGATGGACGCAAGACCAATGGGCGGCGGGTAAATTCGGCCTAAATTGGGTAAAAGTTGAGAATAAAAAAGGGCTTAACACTGATAAAAAGGTGATTAATTCTGGTAATAATAGCGGGTATCAGGCCATAAACCTTGCTTATCACATGGGCGCTAAGAATATATTTTTAGTAGGCTTTGATATGAAGAACGGCGGCAAGCATTGGCACGGTTGCCACCCAGACGACTGGGGCAATAGTGAAGATGCTAGCGGTTGGGCAAAAAACTTTGATAAATTGGCTGAAGATTTGGATTTTATGGGTGTTAATGTTGTGAATTGTACAGTTGATACAGCTCTTACTTGCTTTAAGCAGGATACAATAGAGGGCGCGTTTAATGCCTTATAATTTTGATAAAGTATTAAGGTTAACTGATCCAAGTACCGAGCCTTTAACACTGGCCGAAGCCAAGGAGCATTTACGGTACGATGGAACCGTAGAAGATGACTATATAACGGCGCTTATTGGAGTTGCTAGAGATCATATAGAGCAGTTTACAGGCCAGTATTGGGCAAAAGCTACATTTGCTGTTTTCTTTGATGATTTCCCTAGTGGTAATGCGGTTTTTGATATCGTTGTGCCAGGCATTGAGAGCGTTGATACAATTACTTACATTGATACTAATAATGATTCTCAGTCGATAACTTCAGGAACTACATTAGATAGTGAAAGGAGAGCATTGTTTTATAGCGAATCATGGCCTACAGATGCGATTAGTGTACGATTAGCAGTAACAGCGGGAACTGATAACGGGGCAAGCCCTGCCGATATAATCCCCAATGCAATAATTCAGGCTATTAAGTTGGTTTTAACTGATCTGTTTAATAATCGCGCAGATGTAACGAATATGCAGACGTATAATAATAAAGCGGCTGAGATGTTGGCTTATCCATACCGTACAAGAATGGGTGTTTAATGTACGACCCAGGCGAACTTGATCAACGTATAACTTTTATAAGTGATTCAAGTGTATCTGATGGAATGGGCGGCGATGTTTATACGCCTGTAGATGTTGCCACTGTATTTGCTAAAGCGATAGCTAAATCAGGCAAAGAAAAAGAAGATTACGACAGGATAAACGCAACAGCAAATTATACTTTTGTTACTCATTACCGTGATGATATTACTGAGGCAATGAGAATTAAATGGTTAGATGTTGAATACAATATCCGGTCTATTCCAAGCTTAGGCGGTAGAAAATTATACTCTCATTTTGAAGCAGAGAGAGGGGTTCCACAATGACAATGGTTATTGAGGGGCTTGACGAGGTTAAAGCACTCCTAGAAAAAGAGACACCAAAGCAGGCAAATAATATTTTGCGGGCGGTTGTTCAGGGTATAGCTAGCGAAATAGCAAAAGATGCTAGAAAAAGCGCCCCTAAAAATACCGGCAATTTAAGAAAATCCATAAAAGCGAAGCGTAAAAAAAGCAAGCCCGGGTTTCCAGTTAGTGCAGTAGAAATTACAACGGGCAAGAATGTTAAAAATGATGGCTTTTACTGGCGTTTTATTGAGTTTGGTACGCAAGGAAATAACCCGCAGCCAGAGCAGCCATTCATTAGACCGGCAAAAGATAGAGCGCAGGCGAATATGCCTCAAATATTAGAAAGTCAATTTGTTAAAAAGCTGCAAGCAAATATTAAACGAATACAAAAAAAGAACGCTAAAAAATGAGCTTTGAAAGTGCAATACAAACAACAGTATACACGGTACTTAATACCGCGTTATCTGTTAGCGTTTATGACAATGTACCTCAACCTTCAGACGGTGGCAGCAAAACTGATTACCCTTACATAACAATAGGTGAGGACGTTTTAACCGTATGGGATACAGCGACAGAAAGCGGAACAAGCGCATCTATCACAGTACATACATGGTCTAGAGCTAAAGGCAGAAAAGAGACTAAAGATTTACAAGGGCTTATTTATAGCGCACTGCATAAGCAAGCTTTAAGCGTGTCAGGCTACCAGTTTATTGGTTGCGATTGGGAGTCAAGCCAAAGCTTTTTAGATTCCGATGGCGATACACGTCACGGCATACAAACATTTAGAATTTTAATAGACGAACTTTAGGAGTTCTCAACATGGCTGCAAACTTAGGTAGAACAGGCAATATAACAACTGGCTCCACTGTGATAGTGGGTATCCGAACTATCTCAATTGCTATTGAAAATACATTAGTTGAAATAACTGATAATGATAGCGCTGGATCTAAAGAGTACCTAACCACTGCCGGCGATAAGTCTATGACTTTTAGCTTAGATGGTATTTGGAAGGATGCGGAGCTTCGAGCGATGGCGGCGGCGGGAACTATTGCTATCACAGATGCAACTGTAAACTTTATTGATGGTGCAACATTGACGGGTGATCTTGCTCTTAGTGCTTATAGTGAGGTTATGCCGTATAATGATGCTACTACATTTACAGCGACACTAACTACAAATGGCGCGTATGTTTATACACCATAAAGTAAGAATAGAGAGGGGAAAAAATGAGTTTATTCGAGCCGGTTACTCTGACTTGGAAGGGTGCGGATTACACTGTTGAGGCTGACAGAGTAATGATGTTGATTGCTAAGATTGAAGATGTAATAACACTGGGAGAGGTGGCAAGTGGTAAGCCTCCCTTCGCAAAGATTGCATTTGCATACGCAGAGGCATTGAATTATGCAGGCGCTACAGTTAACTCTGAAGAGGTTTATATAAGCTTATTTGGTGATAAAGGTATGGGCATGACTACGGCGGTTGCCAATCTGCTATCAATGATGATGCCACCAGAGGCATTAAGACAGGCGGAGCCAGAAAAAAAGCCGAAGAAAAGCCGGAGCAAGAAAGCCTAGTTAAAGCCGCGTATAAGGCGGCGGTGCTACATTGGGGGTTAGCCCCTTCGGAGTTTTGGCGAATGCATCCTGATGAATTTTGGTGGCTATATGAAACACACATGCCAGAACAAAAGCGCAGCTTGGCAACATGGGGCGACTTATATGATTTACTGGATTGATTATGTCTGATAACGATATAGCGGTAAAAGTAGGCGCGGATATAAGCGCTTTAAAACGCGAGCTTGGCAAAGGCTCACAAACTCTTGATAAATTCAGGGGAAACGTAAACGATGGAGCAAAGGCAACGGCAAAATATAGCGCTGCTGCCGTAACTGCCGGCGCTGCAATAGCTACACATCTTGTTAAGCAATCACTTGCAGCAATAGACTCTCAAGCAAAGCTAGCACAACAATTAAATACCTCATCATCTAGCCTTGCCACTCTTAAAAGAGCTGGTGAGCTTTCAGGCGTTTCTAT